CGCTCCCTTCTTTCCTTTCCTTCCCAGAGCGGCGACAAGACTGTGCATACTATACAGAACCAAGTTACAAAAAATAAACAAGGCTACCAGCCCCGAAGGGCGGTAGCCAATTATGCCGTCAGTTCAACGCCCCAGACAGCCTCCAGTCCATCTCGGACATCAGCTCAGCGGCCTTGTCACCATAGTCGATCGAAATGGGCGCAGTGGCACTGATGTCCAACTCTTCGACGTAGAGCTCCGCATGCACTTTACCCCTGGTCACGTACACCCGATAACGCAGCCCGGCATTACACAGCTCTTCGTAGACGTCCGCTCGCAAGACGGTCAGGTGTTGGAAGAACCGCTCAGGTGACAGCTTTTCGAAGATGACTTTATCGTAACCAAAGAGCATTGCCGAGACACTGAAGATCACCTGAGCGGCTTGCCGACTCTGATGAAGGGCAATGGCTTCAGGCATGTCGTCAGGGGCGGTGTATTCCATGCACTGTAGGGCTATGGCCTGCATGGTTTCTTTGGCACGGTTCGCAGTCTCAAGTACAACGGTATTCACAATGAGGCTCTCCTAAAACAAAAAAAGATCCTCACCCGGTTGGCCTTAACGGCTAGGGGAGACCACAGCCAACCTAGGGCGGTGGGTGAGGATCTAAAATCAACTTAGCTGTTGTAGCCGAGTTGGAAGGTGATGTAGAACGTGGCCGTTTGCGGGGCAATCGACTCAGGCTTGGTTTCTTCATCTTTGAGCAGACCGAAGCCCACTTCATTGATGATGTCGAGGGCGCGCTTGTTACGCAGATCCTTCATAACTATCACCTCGCCAAAGCCTGCGCGCATCTTGGTCATGCTCAGTCCCAAGGTCAGCAGGTTGCAGCTGCGATCGAAATACACCTCGACCCCGAACTTCTCCATGCTGTCGAAGGTGCGATCCATGGTACCTGCAAAGAACGCCTCACGCAGTTCTGCGTAGATCAGTTCGTAAGCCGGGTGGACCTTGGCCTTCTCGCGCCATTCCGCCTGGGTGATGCAACCGACGGTTTCATCGAGCAGGCAGTTGAGCCGGCTGTTCAGGGTACCGCGCAGTTCCGGAACGGGTTTGAGCGGACTGTCCACCTCGGTGGAGCGCACTTTACCCAATCCAAGGCGGGCGTTTTCATCTTCCGTTTCCATGAGGCTCTCCAAGTCGCTCAAGTCAAAGTCATGCTCAACCAGTTCGACGTGGTGATCGCGTTCAATGTCGGCAAGGTCATCAGCTAGGAATTTGTGGATCGGATGGGACATGAGGGTTTCTGCGTGCGACATAATCGACTCTCCAATGCAAAGTCAGGGTTACTTGATGGGGTTATATCAGGTCTATCATGTATCGTTATAAAAATTTCGATTCAACAAATGCCCTAGCCCATGCGTATCGCTATGATACTTACGTCACTCTGTCTTCAACAGGATATAACCATGTCAGGCACAACCCCGACAGTGAAGTCTCTGTTTGATGCGGCCTGCAGCCACATCAGCATTGACCGTAACTTCATTCGCCGCCTGCAAACCTATCGCCAGAACTTCGCCAACAAGAACGACGATCACGTTGCCTTCTTTGGCGGTCACCTGATGGGTGTGCAGGATGTTCGTTTCACCAAGGCCGACCGGATCGAGTGGTTCACCTCCGTACTGGACATCGATGACGTCAGCTTGCAGGATGACCTGCTCCAGTTGCGGACCCTGGTCCCCGATCCCAAGAAGGTGCGTTACGTCTCCACCGACGTGATGAACCTGTCATGCTTGTGGGTGGTCCACGCCATCTTCAACGCCAAGCTGACCGAGCAAGAAAAGCACGCCGCCATGATCGATGCGCTCTTGGTGCTGCAATACAAGTTCATCACGTCGATCCTGTCGTACTGGTTCCCCAGCCGGGCCGATGAAGCCGTAGCCGTGGCGACCTATGCGCGCCTGCCGAAGAAGTATAAGCTCAAAGAACTGGGCAGCTGGGGTGCCTTGCTTCAGTACCGGGCCGAGGCCTCGATTGACAAGCGGTCTCCGCACTACGTCAACAAGACCTTCCAAGACTTTGACGATGATTACGACATCATCTACATGGTCAATGACATCCAAGGTCGGATCAAAGGCTACCTGCGCAACATCCGCGATGAGTTCGAGATTGTGCGGCGTGATCCCACAGCCCTGATTCGCACCAACTCCAACACCACGGTCAACATGGACGGGGAGATCGTCGTCAAGAACAAGAAGAACCAGTACAGCACGTACCGGCGCTACTTGGACGATGTGATGACCGATCGCAACAGCTTCATCATCAAGGAGCTGACTGAGATCGTTGCAGGCTGCATGCCGAAGTTGCCGTACCGCAACATGGTGGATTGTTTGGAATACATGGCCAAACATTCTTCCAAACTCAAGGGCGACCCGAACGTGGTCAAACTGGCAGACCTGACGCTTGAGCACCTGTTCGACTTCATTGCCTCGAACCGCAACAACATCAACGTCAAAGACCTGCCCACGCTCTTGACCAAACTGCGTAATCTCTACACTGCCTCACGCGCTAACAACGACCTGCTCCTGCAAATGCGGGATGTCGGTGAAGATGTCGTGCGTAAAGCAGTCAAAACCAAAAACGCCGCCCTGGTTGCCTCGATCAGGACTGGCGCAATCCTTTACCTGGTGCTCCGTACGGTCACCATGAGCCATTACAGGAAAGACTAATGTCCCGCCCACGCACCCGCATCGTCGATGAAGACGACAACAACATCTCTGGCCTGAACGACATCTACACCCCGTACCGCCTCACGCGTGGGGCTTGGAACGAAGTGGAGAGTAAAGGATGGTACACCCCTCGGGCTCTGATGAACCATGAGTACCGCCGGATGATCCCGCCCTATCAGCCTCGCGAACACGGGTGGTTGACGTTAGCAGGCAAGCCATTGGGTGCTGGACTGTACGATTTCCTGGACTTGGAACTGGTTGCCTACCGCACGCTTTCCATGACGGCGTTCGAATGCGGTCATCGGCAGTTGGATTGGGCCTTGCGCTTTGCCAGCCTCTCTCATGCCGATCAAGCAGAAGCCATGGACACCCGTCCTGCAAGCGCTGCAGAGCTTCTTAGCGGCACGCAGATGAAACTCCTAGGGTTGGTGCAGGATATGTCCTTCGTCGAGCCTAAGAGCCGCCATGGCGCGCTCTACCCAGTGATTAAGATGCCGGTCAATCCCGATCCGATGATCGAGACCAAACCCTTCCTCATCGATGCCAGTAAAGCACTCGAACTGATCAATCGCGCCAATGCGTTCGATGCCTTGGCCGATAACATCGAGCGTCAGTTTGACGATGTTGAAGACAAGATGAAGGCATTGGTCAAGCAGCGCAAGACGGTGTTAAAGCCATACCTGCACAAGACCAAGTACTTCGACCCGGAATTGTTGGGCGATGCCAACATCCAACTGGCCGGTGCGGTCTTCTACCGGGCACGGGCGTTGGCTGACTTCTTGCGCAAGACGGTCTACATCAACGTCATGTGAGACAACATAGAGGGAGGGCCTGCGCCCTCCCCTTATGCCGTGTCACCGTACGACCAGATCGCCACGTTCCTGACGATAGGTCCTGCGTTGTTGCGTCATGCCAAAGTTGATCGGGCGATCCAATTGCAGTTCTCGGCCAGGTCCCAAGGTCCGACCCACAATCGCGCGCTTCTCCTTGTTGCTTTCCTTGATCTGGTCAATCGACCCCACGCCATCGAGTTCAAACTCATCGCTGACCCGCGACATCAAGACATCCAACCGATGCTGTATCTTGATGCGTTCGTAGGTGTTCTTCTCACTGCCCAACTTGTCCACGAGCTCAGAGATCTGATCGCGGATCTGTTGTTGCTGATCATAACGGCGCTGGTCATCCCACGACAGCTTGTGTTCGGCTTCATACACCCGACGCTTGACTTCACTCAAGGTGATGCCATAGTGCTCGAGGTTTCGCCCGTACGTCAGGAACCAGTGGCATAACAACCAGCTGATGACATGGTCGTCGTGACCGGAGGCATCGTGGTCAATCCGCTTGTTCCGTTCCACCAAGCGTGACAATTCGCTCTGCAGCTTCGAGTCACGCACCAGACTGCCGGACTTCTTCGCCGCTTCCTGCAGCACGGGTCCGTAGATGATCTGACGCAGGTCGTTGTTGGTGGGGAATCCGAAGAACTTCCGGTACGAGCGGTAATTGTCCCGATCGCCGATGTACTCTTGGAACCGTTTACGGTCCTGTGGCGATTCATCCTTGGTGTCGACCAACGTCGAGTAGATCCGTTTGGCCGGATCAATCTTGTACGTCGGCAGCGTCAGGAGCATGGTGTCCAAAATCCCGATCCAGGTGGACTTCGATTCAGGCACCAAGGTCAGTTTTGGGAACCGCACCATCAGCTTGATCAACCACAAGGCGAAGACCGTGAGGTTAGAATCGTTGATGGTCCACGCCCCTACCACTTCAAGGGTACTGGTGTCGATCATCACGCCGGTGATGTTGTCTCGACCCACGGCGTTGGAGGTATCCATCCCCATGATGACTTCACGATTCGGCATCCCCGCTTTGACTTCTGCCTCGGAGATGTACCAGCGAATCGAATAGTGATCCTGCTTGTCAATCTCCAGGTACTCAGGCTTGACCACACTGGCGTGAATCTTCCGCAGCGTGTCTTTGCTCAATGGGTTTCGGGCGTTACCCGAGGTCCATTCGTTCATGTAGTCACGGCGGACTTCATCACCGGTCTGACGCGATTCGGCGATCTTGGTCCTGAGCCACGCATCGGTCTTACCCAACTGCTTGTGGTTGAAGGTACCGTTGATCAGGATGGCCTCTTTGTTGCGGCACTGTTTACGCACCACTTCGTAGAGTTCTTTCTCATCAGTACAATCGTAGAACTTATCGTTCCACTCAGCCCCGCCGGTCATCAGGTCGTAGGCATAGGCACCTTCTGGGGTGTCCAGTTCGCCAGCGGTTGTGGTAAAGATGTTACCAAAGGGCAGACCGTTGCGCGCCGCTTCTTCACGGGCCGCACCACCACCTGCGAGCATAACGCCCAAGGAGATGTGCACGTTCTTCAAGAAGGCGATTTCGTCCGTGTGGCTGTGTGGAGTGGTCAGACCACGACCCAGGTTACGGGCGGCTTCTTCGTCTTTCTGCGGAATGTACACCACCATCCGGTTACCTTGGGAGTAGTTGGTGAACTCCTTCTGGTTGTCGGTGTCCTTCTTGGTGATGTTGACCAAGTACTTTGGCAGCAGACCCCGCAGTTTCTTCAGGCGGGCGATGTGTTCTTTAAACAAGTCGCCTTTGGTGAACAGGTTAGACCGCGAGTTACGGGCGCCAAAGACCTGATACCACACCGAAATACCGTCGGAGTTCAGGGACTTACCGGTCTGGCGAATCTGCACCAGGAAGTAGTCGATGTGGTTCAGGAAGCTCCACCAGAGTGAGATGTTACCCCGGTTAGCCTGTAGCTGCATGGGTGTATCACCGGCGGCCGGTGGCACACGCATGACTTCACGAATAAAGTACCACGGGTTAAACGTGCACTCGATCTTGATCTTGAGCTTTAATTCGTCCGACAGCATAGGGTCGAAGGGGTCAACCCCTTGCAAGTCCGGTTGCATCAGCGCCAGAGGGAACAGGTGGTTCTGTACGCCCATGTGCTTGAGCAGAGCTGAGAACTCCAGGAACGAGGTGTTCTTGGTCTTGGTGTCCCAGATCGCAGTGGGGTAATTGTCCCAATCCTGCTGGAATAGGATCGTTTGCATGATGCCTCCAAATACCTAGGCCCGCCGAGGATTGCTCCCCGACAGACCCAAGTACGTGTATCAGTTACTCTGCTCGACTGCCAGTCCGGTCACACCCAGCTGAAGCTGAGCATTGGCCGTTTCACGAACCCACCGTAGGTAGATGGTCTCGCCAATATTCACGTCGTTGAGGATCGGGAACTCTTGTTTCCATTGCGAAATGGCGAACACGTATTCACGGGTCTTCGTGTGAATGACGAAATGCGTCGGCTCAGGGGGCTGCACTTCACTGGTGTCATCGAACAGATGGTTGAGGGGGTAGTACAACTTGTTGAGCCAATCACCGATGTCTGCGGCCCCAACCTGGAGGTTCAGGTACGACAGGTTGGTGTTAACCAGACGGTTCTTGGCCACAACACCTGCACCGAAGAACTTGGCTTGGGCCGGGTCGACTTTGACCTGCCACTTGTCGCCTGCTTCAGTACCGGCTTTGTTCAGGGCGATTTCAGCGGCCTGTGTGAAGCGGTGTGCGCTGAAGATCGGGTCGACGTTGCTGAGCAACAGGCCGAACTTCAAGCGCTGACGGGAGACGAAGTCCGAACCGTCAAAGGCCACTTCGTTGTCTGGGATTTCCACGACACTGCGCGGTACGCGGTAGTACACGTCCCGGTCGATGTTGAACAGCCAGAAATCCAGGTCGTAGCGACCCGCTGGAGTATTCCAGGTCGGGAAGGCGTACAGACGCACACTATAAGCGTGATCAGCCGCCACAGCCTTGATAGTGAAGGCTTCGGTGATATAGCCGTTTTCAGTGATCCCGTGCTCCAAGGAGTACTCGTCTTCACTCATGCGGTAACTCAACGTCAGCTTGTGCGGATGTGACTGAATCGTCGGCGAATACCACCGCAGACCATGCAGGCTCATCTTGCCTGTGCCATCGAGGACGATCGGCACTTCCATCTCTTCACCGCTGTTATACCGTACCACACCCACAAGGGTCACCGTGCGCACATCGATGTTGATCGGCACAATCAACTGGCTTGGATCGGCATCGGACACGTAAGGGCTCTTGATGCGAATCGAACGAATCTGCTTACGACCTGCCGCGGTGCGCCGTACCAAGGAAGTGTTTTGCACCAGCATGGTCGAATGGCTGAGCTTGTGGCCAGCGGCGTTGTACAGCACGACCGTCACCGGTTCCCCGTCATTGAGCTTGCGGTTGGTATTGCCCGCTTTCGGTGCCCAGATGGCGAAGTTGTTGACGTTGTCCATGCCGACGTGTTCAAGCGGAATGTTCTCGCCCAGGAATTCACCCGAGGCGTTGTAATTGCCACTGATCACGATACCGTTGTCAGTGAGGTCGGTGCCCAAGAACACTTTGTAGTGATCGGCATCCGAACGGTACAGGTGCAGACGCCCGTCGATTTGCATCGAGTACGGCATCTGACGGGTGTCGATGTAGACACGCCAGGTTTCGCTCTGCGTTCCAGTCCCCACACCGAGCAACTGGTCGATGACGACGTTGTTCTGCGTCACCGCAGGCAGGGTCCATGGGATGTACTGGCACAGGCCAGTGGTGATGTCGATGGTGGTAACCAGGTACCAGCCCGAGGTCAGATCCAGAATCAGATCATTGACGTTGGGGCAGTGCAGACCCGTACCGGCTTTACCGGTAAAGATTTCTGTCATGTTCCAGATTTTCCACCCGCGGTCCAGATTAACAATACCAATCTGGGGAGTATCAGAAACTGTACTCATCTATTCAATCACGGGGGCTGTTACCCCCGTGCTCCTAAGACAATTAAATGGGCAGGTGATCGATGACGATCGAGTGCGTGATGTCGATCTTGTCATTGAGCATGACGCGAATGACACGGGCGATGAAGTTGTACTGGTACACGGTCAAGGCGTACGGGGTGTTGCGCTCATGGGCATCAATGGTCACGTAGCGCTCATCGAAGTCCATCATGGTCGGCTCGTAGTCGAGCAACCACAGGTAAGGCTCACACCATTTCCGCACATCCTGATCGCTGTAGTACTGTTGCAACGGCGTCTGGTCGAAGAACCCATTGATCACATCGTGCATGATCTTGCCCACGAAGGGGCTGCACAACGCATGACGCCTTGGGATCAGGCTGACTTCTTGCGCTGGGATCTCACCCAGGCGTTCGGTCATGTAGTCCTCGATCTGCAGGTCCGTGGCTTCAGCCCGATTACGCATGGAGTACGCATCTTCATACGTCACACCACGCAAGGGGATCAGCGGCTCAGTGACCTGATAGGGTGCACCGTTACGCACGTTGGCCAACAGGACCTCAGGACGGTTTTCCGCCCAGTCCATTTCTTCCCGGCAGTACAGACGACCATCGGCAATGACCCGCACGACTTTGTCATCACGCAGGTTCCAACGGTTGTTACGGCTGAGCAGCCCGTTCTCAACAAACCCGTACTCGGCTTCCTTCACCCGGCTCATGTCCGGATTACAGAACCCGGTGGCACGGATCGTGACCGTGTTGTGAGTCCCCGCCTGGTTACGCCATTGCTTGTTGAAGATGCAGACTTCCTTATCGACCATGACCCAGTCCAGCTTCTCGATCAACGGATGACCGTTCAGCCACACTTCAAGCAACCCACTTGGGATTTCAACCAAGCCGTTATACGCCACGCCATCGATGCGCAGTTCCTTAACGTTCAGACTGAACCGAAGCAGTTTGTCGGCGTAGTCGAGTTCCAAGTTGTAGGTCAGGAATGTGTCATCGAGCTTGATGGCGGTGTAGTACTCAGCCGGGTTGACCTTCCACATCACTGTCCCATCGACCAGGTCGTAGTAGGTGTCGTTATCGGTCACATCCATCCAATCACCTGTCGGTTTCCCGGCAAAGATGGGAGTAACGTAACACCGGAACGTCAGGCCTTCAGCTGGGGTGTGGTTATGGGCGTACACGGTGGAAAGCACGTCCCCACCACGACCACAAATGGCTTCGACATACCGGCAGTCAGCTGAACGAGGCACGTACCACTGCGCATTCTGATTCAGATACCAGCCAAGCAACACGCCTTGTGCGTTGTACTCGTAAACGGTACTCATGGCCCGCAGACCAAACGGCAACTCTACCCATGCCTTACTGCCCGCAACCTTTTGAGGGGTGTCAGCCAGAATGCGCGTGATTGAGTTGTAGCCGTAAGCGGCCTCAACCATCTCACGGGTGATGGTGCCTGCTTTAGCCCGCATCAAGGCGGTGTACATGGATTTCTCCAAGGCCTCAATACGCCAGACATCCACCACAGCTTCAGACCCCATGATCGCAGCCAGGAAGTCTTTGTCATCATCGAACTTATACAGCTCTTTGATGTGCTGCGCTTCATCCAGCAGGTCTTTGTCCATGCCCGAGCGACGCTGAACCAATTGCAGGGTCAGCTGGTTGTTCACTGCCCAGTTTGGATTGAGCGAGCAGAACCTATCGATGTAGCTGGTCGGAACCGAGTAGTCTTGGTGCGTGACCATCCGGACGGAATCTTCCAGGTTCTTGTGGAAGTACACACCCTTGTGAATAAAGGGGGTGCGCTTGAACATCAGGAAGATGTCTTGATCATCGCGGTAACGCAACGTCAAGTCACCGGTGCGCGGTGGATGGAGCAGGTACTTCTGCTTGGTGTCCAGTTCAGATAGGAACACCGGCAGGTCAGCGACCGCAAACTCAACCACCCGTTCAACCGAGCTGTCACGGACCAGTTCGACCCGATCACCCCGCACCACCGTAGCGGTAGTGATGTCATTGACACGCCAGCCATTGACGTAGCAGAACACGTACCCCGAGCGCGCTTGCATTTGCCGCAACAGGAATGTCAGGGCATTGATCTGCGAGGTATTGGCCGGAAGACTATAGTGGTACTCGATGCCTTCGTGAACGTCGTGCTGTTCAATCCGGTTGAAGAACTCGTTGCTGTAGAAACGGAAGTACACATCCTCTTCACCGAACAAACCAATGCTCGGGATATTCTCAACAGCCACCACAAGGTTGCTGTCTTCGGTCATGAGGAAGTAGACCGATTGCCGTGGAATCATCAAGCCGCGATCGCTATAGATGTCGATCAGCATGCTGCTGTTGACCATCTGACTGCTCGCGCTGGTCCAGACGTTCTTTTTCAGTTCAAGGCCCAGGTTCACCTGAGCGATGTTACCGAACTGAAACACGTGGTACCGCGTCCCCGGTGCGGGGAGGTTGTACGTGCTCCAAAGGACAGGGATGCTTCCACGAGCCCCGACTTTAGGGCTGATGCGTGCAGGCCGCAGGATGTGTTGCCGGTCTTGTTCCGGTGCACACCACACATGCTCGTACGCATGGTTGATCAAGAAATCATCGGAGTTCATGAAATCCACCTATTGATTAACGGGTCTTGCCCTTGGCCATGCCCGCCAGCACTTCCATGGAGCGAACAAATTCATCCGCTGCACGGCCAGCACTCAGACGTTCGACCAGTTTGCCCAGATGGGTCTTGCGCCACACCTTGGCGTTGCAGGCTGCTTCAACCAGGGCGAGGTAGGCAGGCGGGTATTCCAGAGATACAGCCGCAATCTCTTGCGCGCCATAACCAAACCACGAACGCCCCAAGGTCATGACCAAGAAGCCCACGTTGATCTGGGACACACGGGTGTTGTGAACGAAATACGCCTGTACCGCTTTGACGTAATCGTCGAGCAGGGTCATGTACGGCACTTGTCCAACGATGCCTTCAATCAACGGCAACGGGTGACGAGTCCAACGCTGAATCAGCTTGACCGCCTTGGCTTTACCACTTTCAGACATGCAGTCCTGTGCATCATTGAACTGATGGAAGTAGTAGACACCCGTAATGATTTGAAGCTCTCTTGACACTTCAAGGTCAAGACCGAGTTTGCTGGCGATCGAATGACTCACCCACGAGATGTAAACCTGAGCCGCCAGATCACCGGTGCGCAGGAAATCTTCCCGCAGCGAAGGCTCTTTGATCCAGAGGGCTGTCAGTTCACCAATGCGGTTGAAGAAATCGGCCTGCATCTGGTTGACGACGACAAAGCCTGCATCCGAACGGTTCTCACGGCGCATGAACGATCGTCCGTCCATGAACACCGCACCGTCTTCATTCAGTCGACGGTCTGCGTATTCGCACGAGGTGATCGGCATCACAAACGGCGGGACCTTTTCGGCCAGAGGTGTGACCAGTAGCACCGACGCTGTGTCGGCGACCAATCCACCCATGGCTTTCGCGATGGCCAACTCGCTGACGATGGCTGCAACCGTTTTATGTTGCCGCAACACGGTGGAATTCCAGGGACTGACAATCATTTTCTGCAACCTCTTCCTGTGCATCTGGTAAAAAAATACAAAATAGTATGTGGTGGTGGTATCGAACACATCGAGTACCGAATCCTACGTGTTAAATGTAGGCAAGGGCCATACCATTCGTAACTTCACGCGCGAAGTTGATTCATTTCCCATGGGAGACATTATAATGTCGTCTGTATCAATGGCTTCGTCTTTGCCGAGAACGGAAGTTCTTGGTTTCAAAGATGTGAGCGGCCAAGGCCAACCGCTGGAGATCGTCAATCTGCCGATTTTCCTGCCGTTCTGCCCGGTGTTCACTTCTTGGGGTCCTTCGGACACCGCCAACCTGGTAAGCGGCGATGGCTTTAACACCATTTATGGTGGCGAGAGCTTCAAAGCGGGCTCGAAGTTCCTGAGTCACCAGGCTGCTATGCTTCAGAAAGTGCTGCAGACCGGTGCGATGGCACTGGTGCGCCGTATGAAGCCTCAAGGCGCTAAGACCGCCACCCTGCGCATCTGGGCCGACGTCATTGCCGACCAGGTTGAGCAGTACGAGCGTAACGTCGACGGTACCTACAAGCGTACCAACGGCGAACTGGTTCCGACCGGTGAACCGATCGATGGTTTCCGCGTACGCTTCCACATTGACGAGCCGGGCGAAAACGGCCTGCGTCAAGGCAGCCCGACCACTGGCCTGATGACCGATGCCGACGGCAAGCCGTCGACCATGTATCCGCTGATCGACCTGGAAGCTCGCTTCTTTGGCGAGAAGGGTTCGAACTTCGGTATCCGTCTGGTCGCGCCGAGCACCAACTCCAGCACCCCGGCTAATGCCGAGCTGGTCGAAAGCCAAGGTGCTTTCCTGTACCGTCTGTCTATTCTGGAGCGTGCCAACCAGAACAGCACCGGTCAGCCGCTGATGACCATGAACGGTGAGCCGTTCGTTGAGTTCAGCCTCAAAGGTGGTGTGGTCGATCCGAAGACCAACATCAACTACGCGCACGACAAGCGCATCCTCAAGGCCTTCGAGGACAATGATCCTGAAGTGTTCTCCGGGTACGGCCCGCTCAAGACGTTCCACGTCTACAGCAAGCACCTGGAAGACGTCCTCAAGATGCTGCTGAGCACCGAAGCAGACTACGGTCTGATCGGCACCGACGTGACCCCGGAGCAGGCGATCAACCTGTTCGGTGGCGCAGATATCAACGGCGTTCCGTACTACTCGATCAAAATCGAAGGTCCGGCTGCTGGTGGTGTCCTGTTCGGTGAATCGGCTACCCACTGGCTGCAAGGTGGTGCTGATGGCGACGTGACCCCGGAAACCTACGACCAAGCGGTCCAGGACGAGCTGAACGTATTCGGCGAGGGCGAGATCCCTTACGCTGACCGCGCCAGCTACCCGATGTCGGCGTTCATCGACACCGGTTTCACCCTACCGACCAAGCAGTTGATGGCCAACATCATGAGCGTCCGTCCGGATGCTTGGGTTCTGGCTGCCACTCAGGACGTCCTCGAGCCGCTGAACACGCCGGAAGAAGATTCCAGCATCGGCGCTTCGCTGCGTAACGCCCTGGCTCTGGTTCCAGAGTCGGAGTTCTACAACACTGGCGCTTGCCGTGCTGTGGTCATGAAGCATGCGGGTGAGTACTTGGATTCCGAGTACAGCGGCATCCTGCCGTTCTCCGTGGACTTCGCCGTCAAAGTGGCCGCCTACATGGGTGGCGAGAAGATGCGTTCGGGCTACGCTCCGGACAACGGTTCCTACCGTGTGGTGTCGCGCTTCATCAACCACAACGCCAAGTTCCGTCACGTCAAACCGCGCAACACCGACTGGCAGGCGGGCATCAGCTCGGCCGAGCCGTTCGACCATCGCGGTTCGGTGTTCTTCCCCGGCATCCAAACCGTCTACCACGACAACACGTCGGTCCTCAACTCCTTCTTCCCGATGGCGATCTGCTGCCACCTCAACCGCCTCGGCGAGTTGGCATGGCGCATGTTCACCGGCGACAGCCGCCTGACGGCTGGCGAATACGCCGTGAGCGTCGACCGCTTCCTGGAAGGTCAGGTGAAGGATCGTTACGACGGTCGTGCTGACATCACCCCGCGTTCCTACTACACCCCGGCTGACACGCAGCGTGGGTACAGCTGGCACACGGACATCGAAGGCTTGTTCGACGGCATGAAGACAGTCGGTGTACTGACTGTTGTTGCTGGTCGTCGTCCTGGTCAGGAGACTGAATAATGGGCGTCCGTCATCGCGACACTCTCCTGGGCCAAGGCCTGGGCTTCGGTGAGTACACCAACTCCCCGATGGTAAACCTGGCGGTTGGTGGGCAAAACGCCTACCAGTCCGACCTGCGTTACTTCCATGCCAACACCGACTACGTCCGTCGCAACCTGGTCATCAAGGTGTTGCAAGCGCCACGCGGGTTCCAGTACCTGGATAACCCGGACAGCTACTACAAGGCCCTCAAAGGCATTGTGGAGATGCACGCGCAGACTTGGGACGGCTTCAACCGTACCCTGCAGGTCAACAGTGTCGAGGCTCCGGTCTCGGGTGCTGGCGAAATGCAGCAGACCCCAAGCAACGTGACGCGCACGCGTTCCGATCCTTCGATGACCATCCGTGAGAAGTACGGTCGTCCGGTCCAGCGGTTCTTCGAATCCTGGATCACCGAACTGATCATGGACCCGGATTCGAAAGTGCCAGGTATCGCTACTCGCCTGAACACTCCGACGGATCTGCTGCCGGACATCTACTCGATGTCCATCATCGCCTTCGAGCCGGACCCGACCTTCACCAAGGTCAACGCGGCGTGGCTGATGACCAACATGTATCCGACCACTGCCGGTGACTTCACCGGTCGTCGGGACAAGACTGCAGACGGCGAAGAGCTGGTGCTGTCGATCCCGTGGACGGGCATGCAGCAAGTGGGTATCGCTGTCGATCGTTTCGCCCAGCAGCTGCTGGACGCCATGCCGAAGACGGGCACCAGCCCGAACCTGAAGCCTGCGTTCATGACAGGTGTCGAGGAAGACGTGAAGAAGCACAACACCGGCTTCACCGAGCAGGTGGCGGAGTTCAACCGCACTTTCATCAAGCTCTAAGCCTGACGAAAGAAAAAAAGAAACAGCTAGGAGGGAGCCCATTGGGCTCCCTCCTATGCCGTCGGTTAGTATTTCAGAGCAATCGGACGCAGGGCATTGCCCGGAACGCGCAGACACACCGCATCCGGATTCATCTGGGCTTCGCGTTCACGTCGGCAAGAATCTGCCATGCGAACAACGAACATCTCGGCGTAGTCATCATAATCAGCGATGACATACGCTCCCTTCATGCCTTCCACCCGCACGAACTGATTCATCTGCGGAATCCAATCGCGCTCAGGACTCGACTCAGGCTCATGTAACCCAGCGCCGAATGCACGGCGAGGAGCGTTAGTACCCCGAGCCTTGGCCGCAACGTCAGCAATCCCAAACTGCTTACGCTTCACCTTATCGATAACCTTAACGTCCATGGTAACGTCCATGGTAACGTCAGCCGCGACAGGATCGATTGGGTGATGCTCTCTTGAGACAACCGGCTTTAGGCAACGGTCCTTGTAGATGTAGTAGAAGGCATGCTTCTTATACACCACTTGTACCGTTATCAGACCGTCGAAACGGTTGGACCCCCGGATTGCCACGACGGCCCCATCGACGATGTTCTCGTAATCCAACTCATCAAACAGCTCCGTCCAGAACCGACCGTTGTCGACATGCTGCAAGTGGGCTACAACGTTTGCGTTATCGACCCCCAGTTCCAGTACAAGCGTGTTGTTGTCCCGCAGCAAGACCTCGTTATACATCCACTCCACCTTGCTCTGAACCGCAGCTTTGGGTTGCTCTTCAGGCAGTTCTGCTTCCTTGTCCTCCTGTTGCCAGATCACATCAAGTATTGCCAACTCCTCTTCGATCTTGTCACGGCTCGTGGGAGTGAACCGATTACCATCGAACTCGAAGTGGTCGGTGGTGGTGTGGTCATTCACCCGCATGTACAGCTTAACCCCAGCTTGTGTGCAGCCCAGCGTGATCTGCACCATGGCTTTATTGCCACGGTTGATGAGCACTTCCTGAATCGCACTCCAGACGGCGGTGTTGTACATGGAGAGTACCGACTCCATTTCCTCCTCGTTGTCGCAGAAGAGGTGAACTACCTCGCCGGTGGACAGAGTCTTCTTCTCGCTGTGACGTTTGTCGAACCGCTCGTCTTTACTGGCATGTGCGCCACCCAGTGCGTTGCCTACAAGACCGTCTGAATCCAACAGACGCTTAGCCAGATCCGCACGAGGCGGGGTGGGGATTGCTGCCTTGTGGCTGCGGGTGATGCGCGCCAGCATGTTGCCGGAGCCGTTGACGCGAGGATCGTCTTCTTGCATGATCTTGCCATCGCTCACCGTCAGGAAGATGAGATCCTTAGGTTCGCCAGACTCCGGCACGAACTCGATCCACTTGCGGTTACGGAACCCCACCATGGCACGGAAGTACGCCACCTCGCCAAAGGGTACGTGCTTATTGTCGCGGTCGGTATAGCCGTCTTGTTCATTGAGCAGCTTGATGAAATCTACGAGCATCCCAGTCCGGGGCATTTCACGCAGGCTTTCAGTTTTAACATGCACTTGCATGGCGACATCCTTTTCAGTAGAGGTGGGTTTAGTCACTTTAACACGCGGATCGGTACGACGGATTTTCATCACGGTTTTATAATCGTAGTCCCCTTCAGGCACATAGGCCTCAAGACAAACTTTGCCATTAACATCGGTCCCACGGGTCAGGAAGACGACATCGTCATCTTCGGGAAACAGGACCACATGGCGCTGCCGCCGATACCCTTCGACCAATCGGAACTCTTCAGTTGGACCGAAACGTTTAGCTTTGTCGCCGATGTCAATGTAGCCCAGTTGCTGACCGATCAGGTGAATGATCTTGCGGTACTCGCCATGTTTGGGCATGGCTTCAGGGTTTTCATAGATGTCCATGACGATGGGGGATTGCTTTTTCATGGTGCCACTCCTGATGGTGATAGGTTATTCACGTCTATCATGTATCATTGAAATAAAGTCGAGTCGGACAAAAAAAGAAATAAGGACAGGAGCCCGAAGGCTCCTGTCTATGCCGTGCTGTCACCGCCAACTGTAACATGTATCCACATGCCCCAGTACGATCCAGCCTTTGGTGCTCTGGACCATCAGCTGGTCGGTGCGAAAGCCACGCTTGACAAAACGACGGTACGGGGTGTAGGTCGGTTCACGATCACCAGTACGCCAGAGGTCCACTTCAAACCCCGGCGTTGTGACCAGTTCATGCATCGCCTGCAAGCTCGCTATATGTCTCATAGAGCGCGGATCGATATAATGCGAGCCGATGTATGGCGGAACGCTTAAGTCGTCCTCTATGGCCCTTATAGCGCCTTCTAGGGCAACGTGGTGAAAGGTCTGATCGGGGTCCAGATCAACCGGGATGTAATCGTCGACAACAGGACAGGATTCCATGGCTCATCCATTAGGGCTGACAGTCAATCACCGTGAAACGAGACCTGCGCTCAGCGTAGGCGGCTTGTTCCTCACGGCGACGTTTTGCTTCGGCGGCAAGGTCGAGGTCCATCTGTTCCAGGCGAGCCATCATGTCAATGACCGTCCCGAAATCTTCAATGGGGCTGAAGACCGCTTCAGGGTCTGGGTTGGTAGCAATCTTGATCGACCAGGTCTTGACCCCCAAATCGACATAGAAGAAATCCACCATGCCCTCGGCGTCCCAGAACTGGACAAACAGCGTGTAATCGAAGCCTTCTAGTTTACTGCGTGAGAACGCGACGCGAATCTCATCATCCAGGATGACCTCACCTGTGATGTTGCCGTATTCATCGCAATCATCAAAGCGCCCGCGATACCGCCACTCGTGACCTTCCTCGGCTGCTTCGCTGATTCGTTCTTCGTTCGCCATGATCGCGCCCAGAAGGGCACCTTCAACGACCGTCAACTTCATACCCACCTCGCAAAGCCCCGTCCGAAGACGGGGCAGTGATACTTCAGTTCTTGACCTCGCGAATCACCGTGAACTTCCGACGTTTGGCCGGAGCGGTTTTCGGGGCACGCTTGACGCCTTCGCTGGTGGAGTTCTTCACCGCTTTGGGTTCAGTCTTGACGGCAGGTTTAGCCGCCGGGACGATCCCTGCATTGTGCGCCACACCGGCGAGGGTCATACGTTTAGGCCGCTGATGGCGTGGGGTGTGTACCCGCTCGCTCAGGTAGAAGCCCATGCCGCAGTTCTTGAACTGAATGAGGAACGCCTTCTGACCCACATCGAACGCTGCCGTGATACCCATCTCGTCCAGCAGATGCTTGTTGGTCGTGACGATGTCGAGCAGTACTTTCTTGTGGCTGCGCACGATCTGATCGACGGCCTCTTGGAGCGCATCGGGCAGGGCGGCGCCGTAGAAGAAGTTGTCCTTGGCCTTGCTGTCAGGATTGGGTGACAGGCCTTCTTTAGCCCGGCCGCGAATGTCCGACATGTGCAGAATGTCATCGGTCATGATCAGACGGAAGTAGAACCCGCCTTTGAGCAGCGCCTCGGCGATGCCTTGCAGTTCGGTGCGCAGCGCAACCTGCTCTTGGGTGAGGTCCAGGCAAGCGTTGGACGGATCGATGAAAGCGTTCATGAAGACTCCTGTTGTCTATGCTTAAGTGTAGAGCATGTGTAGTCATGCTTCACAGAATGTTCCAACCCGGTTCTATTTTCCCGGTGGCGCAAAAAAGAAACGGCATAACAGCCAGTCACCGAAGTGACTGGCTGTAGGCCATGAGCTTACTTGTCGAAGCTGGCAGCGAAGGACTCGGTCACGTGAGTCAGAACGCGCTTGAGGTCGCCACGCTTGGCAGCGGCACCGCTGTCGAGCTTGACGCTGACGTTGCCGTACTTAGCTTTCTCTTCGGTCGAACCAGGCGCACGCACCATGACCTTACGGTCGACGGAAGCGCGGATGGTGTTGTTGCCGAAGTCCAGCGATGCGCTGGTACGGTTCAGGTCGGCTTTTTCCTTCATCAGGCCATGGGTGGCGTTGCCCAGACCCAGCGCCAGGGCGCCAGCGAAGTTGGCTTCGGTGTCTTGCACCTGCTTGATGCCTTCGATGGTGACGCCTTCCGGCAGGTTGTCCTTGACGAAAGTCTCGGGCAGAACGGCAGCACCGTCGTCGTCGAAGGAGATGTTCGATTCCACCTTCGCGGCCAGGGACTTGATCTGCTCGGATACTTTGTTCAGTGCTTCGGACATCGTAGATACTCCATTTGGTTTTCGTTGGTCAACACGTGTTAACGCACATCAGTGGCGGCTGAAGTTTTTATTTACAATCAGCTTCCGATATACACCTTGATAATGTAGCAGTACAAAAAGCTTGAATGGAATCTGAAAACCACAAAAAGAAAAGGGCCCGAAGGCCCCTTTCTCAGGGAATGGCAGTCAACCCTTGGCAGCGCCAAGGATGACACCGCCGTGTTGCTCATTGAGCTTGATGACCGCTGCTTGTGCATTGGAATGCTCGGCATTGATCGGTGGTACTTCAGTGGGCACCAGTTTTCCTTCGGCGATGGCCGCTGCGGTGTCTACAGACTTCTTCTCAGCAATGGCCGCAGCCGTCGCTTTCTTGGCCTTGCGGCGCTTGTTGAACCACAGACCACCACCGGTCACAGCAACAGCGCCTACGGCCACGCCAGCGGCTACAACGGGGTTCTCGCTGATGGCTTCCAGAACGGTGCCAGCGGTTTCTTTGACGATATCGATCAGGGACATGGTTGTATCTCCAGGTAATTCAGGTTTAGTGAGTAATGCGAGTGGCGCCGCGCAGGGCGGCTTTCTTTTTGGCATCCTGCTTGCTACCGAAGTAGCAGGCGATCAGCACGATGACCATCAGACCGGCTATAACACCGGCATCAATCAGGGGGTTATAGCCAGTCATGATTACTTTCCTTCCAGTTTAGCTTTGAGTTCGAGGTTTTCACGCTTGAGTTGTGCCCGCTCATCAGCGCGGCACTTCAGCCAGTAACCGACACCGATGCCGATTCCGAGGGCAATGAGTTTATCCATGATGGACTCCTTAACGATAGAATGCTTTGACTTCATTGGCCACTTCGGCCACCAGTACCACCGGCAGGACCACGAAGAACTCCATCAGCTCACCTTCTTGCTTGATGGTGTTGATCGCTTCCAGATACTCCGCATCGCTGATAGGCAGCAACACGCCGTTCTCCACTTGGCCGGTGATGGCCTTGGGGGTGAAGTGGTTGATGATCTGATCCGCAACGTTCAGGTCATCTTGGGTGATTTGACTTTCGTCAAAGTGGCTTTCTTCTTTCATGCGCTCAACGATGGCATTCATCTGGGCGAGGGCATTGACGCTGAAAGAGATTTGCTCGGTACCTTCAACCTGAGTGGTGAAGACAGTGGCCAGTTTAGCTTTCAGGGATTCGCGAGTAACTTGAGTCATGTTGTTCTCCAATGAACACGGGTAGATAGGGAGATCATTCTTCCTATTCACTCTTACTATGTATCATTGAAAAAAGTTCGAATCGAATCGACACGGCATACAGGGAGGGCGTTGGCCCTCCCTGTATGTTGTCATTTAGAGCTCTTGATCATCTTGCGAGCAATGGCATTGCTGTTACGCGTTACCTGCTCCATGATGCCGAAGGCCCACAGGTTGAGCGCCCAACCTACCCGATCAGAACTCATGCAGATGGTCCGCAGAACCTTCAGGGCGGCTTTGCCTTCACTGCCGCAGGTGGTCATCAGCGAATCTATCCGCTTGATGGTGTCATCGCGCCCAGCTGTGGCTTTCTTGAACAGTCCAGGTAATTGACGACGACGACTTGCCGACTTACGCGCCAGCGCTACCACCTTGTCGAACGAAGAGTGGATTTCGTCGTACTTGATGTTGTGCTTGGTCTGCTTACCGGCCTTGCGGTCATTGACCATGCCAGACGCCGCGAAACCAATGACAACCCCGACACCTAGACCGGTCACCGATCCAACTAACCCAGTTCCTGCCATTGTAACCGCAGTAAGCTGGGAGCCGGCTGTAGCACCGACCAACCACGCTGGTAAACGCAAGAAGCGAGAGGCTTTCACGCCATGCTTGACCTTTGCAAGGCTGGACTTACTGTAATAGCCAATGTTCTCCCAGTTCTTCAGAGGGATTCCGGCGGGGCTCTTCAGAGGACTAATCTGGAACTCACTGTGCTCATTGTTCAGCAGGAACACGCCGTCAAGCTTCTGCTTGCCCATCTGAGAGGGGTTAGCCAATTCCACAGCTTTAGCGAGCAGGGTAACGGCATCGTCATCTGACACGATTTGAGCATTGGCGACAAGCTTTGCCAGTTTTTCAGAAGTGCTAAGAGCGACGTCGGCGGTCGCTAGCAAGTCTTCAACGTGCTTTACAGTCGTCTCAGTGTCCTTGGTCAGGTTCTTAGTGAACTGCTCGTTGACCGACATGTACTGCAGCTGTCCCAGGGAGTCGATAATGATACCGTTCTCGCTGAACCACTGTTTACGTGAGTCGAGCTGCTTGAGCGCCGATTCGAGTTCTACGGAGTTTCGCTCAACCCCACCGGCGCGGTCCCAAAGGTCTTTCACCGACCAGGATTCCTGAGAGACAGTCAGTGCCGCTTCCAGGCTGGTTTGAAGGGTGTCGATGCGGTTCAGGAGATTCTCCCGAGCGTCATCAGCCGACAGGCTTTCCAGTGAGGTGGTTTCTGTCTGACCATAACGCATGGAGATGGTGTCGACAAGACGGTTCAACGATTCGAACGAGACCACCTTAGCTTCGGGTGGAACCTGCTCAACCATCTCACGCACGACAGCCAGTTGCTCGGTCATGTGTTGGACTTCGTGCTCGTCGGTCATGACGTCTTCGATCGAAACGTCTGTACTGCCCGCTTCCAGTTCGTCGTACTGGTCCTGGATGTCTTCTGGCGTGAACTCTTCTGCCATACTTTCGGCAGAGACGTTTAAGGCGCGTTGCAACAGCGAATCATGGCGCATGATAAGGGTCCTTGTTCAGTTACTTTTCTTTAGCACATCGTTGGCGATGAGCGTGATGTTGCGATAGACGTACGAGGCATGATCTTCCATCATGGTCGCCAGTGCTTTACCCAGGAACATGTACTGCGAGACGCTGCGGCGTGCTGACCGATGCAGGGCACGGAGTTCACGCACACGGATGGCGTTCTCTTCGAGGCTCTTCTCGGTGTTGACACTGTTGTACGCATCGTCCATGTCGGCACTGAGCCGACTGACGCGTTCACCCATTGCTGCGGCCATTTGACCGAACTTAACCACCCGCGCATTCAGCGCAATGGCTTTGTCCACCGTCTTCATGAACGCCTCAACGGAGGTTTCCCCACCGCTGGACTGCACCTGCTTGGCGACACTGTTACGTGCAGCCACCGGGTTCATACCGTCCACGCCAGAGATTGCTTTGACCGGTCCTCCAATGGAGAACCCGTGGATCTGCTTCTTGGCCAGCTGAGTGACGAGGTTGTTGGCATCGTCCTTCTTGCTGGTGAAGTTCCACTTAACCCCCATGGCCTTGAACTGCGGATAACCGCGTTTGTCCAGATACACTGTCCGGTTGCCCAGCAGGTTGAACTTGGTCAGGTTGTTAAATTCCGTCCGGTCCAAGAGGCTGTCATCGAAATGATCGATGGCATCCCGGATGGCTTCGTTCGAATCGGAATTGCACGCGTCACGGAAGCGCTTACCCAAGTCCGTTGAGAGGTCGTAGAGGTGCTTGTAGTGCGCCTCGCAGGCATTGATAAACTTAAGGTCTGGTTCGATACAGGTCGCCAGGCCGGTGACCGGCTTGTTGTCCCGCGTCAAGAACCGATATGCCACTGCTGACTCGATCAACACCGGGTTTGCTTTCAGTGAATCCTTCCCTTGGTGGAGCCTGGCTTTGATGTCGACCAGGTTCTTGCCGAAGGTTTTGCTCATGGTGAGCATGTTGTTGAAGGTCCGCTTGAGCGATTGCATCAGGTCCGATTCCATGGAGGGCGCATAAAGCGATTCCATGGTGGCGCGGATCTCTTGGGCCAAGGCATCGCCCGTCTGAGCATTGCCGGTGACCATATCGCGATGCGATGCTCGCCAGTCCCGGTATGTCTGCTCTGCTTCCAGTACATCCACGACAGACCCATCGGCCATGGCAATCTGCTCAACGCAGCTTTCCAGGACCAGACGACTGTCGTCAATATCGGCCAGCTCAGAAATAACAGGTAGCGCTGGAGCCAGAGTTACCTCTGACTCCAGACGCCCGGCAGCATCCATCAACGTTGAGCTGATGGGATTGTGCATTACCACCTCCAGGCGCTAGGGACGAAGGCCTTGATGGGCCGCTCGATCTCAGCAATGAGGGACATGACGTTGGCATTGGATTCAAACCCAACACCGGCGCCGACACCCACAGGAATGTTCTTGGCTTCGCGACGCAGCGCGTCTACGAAGAAGGCCGTTTCCAGATCGGCTTCCGGGATGTCCTGTGCCAGCGATTCCAGCGACGCCGTGCCGTACTTGGACGACTTGGCAATGCCCGGTTCGTTGACGGTGTCCCAGGTGACGATCTTCTTCAGGAACTTGGTCTTCACGCCACCGACGACTTTATCTTCGGTGAACGAACGGATGGAGAAGCAGACGTCTTCGTCACGGTTCTCCAGCTGCCGGTCAAGCCAGGTGCTTTCCTTCCCAGACGACTTGACTTCACCGATGACCATGGTCACTTGACGACCACGCTCATCGACACCCGGCTCCAGACGAATGCGGCGAATGTGCACGCAGACGTTCGGTTCGAAGATGTCGTTGACACGGCTGAACCATTCCAGCTGGGTCATGCCGGGACGGAAACGCGGATGACCACACTCACCACGTAGGCGAGCAGTTTCCATCATGCGCATCAGGCCACCCGATCCTTCGATCAGGCGACGGCCTTCCGGCTCGCTGTACAACCAGCCAGCGGAGTTGAATGCACCGAGGGCACCCAAGCGAACTTCGTAGTACCCATTGTCGAGCTTCTTCAGGTCCCCCACCCGATTGATGCCCTGGAGTACGTTACAC